GCGCTCGTCTCCCGATACCAGCTACAGTCCGGCTGCATGACGAACAGCACAGGCAGGCCGACCGCCTCGACGCGATGAAACGTCTGGCCGTCTCCGCAGGACCACCAGTCACAGACGAACACGCTGACTGCCGAATTAACTCCGATGCGTAGATCGAAGCGTTCGTCGGGGTCGAACGTCTGGACAAGCGATGGGCCTGCGGAGAGCAGCGCGACGCGCATCTTTACGCTCCTGCCGGAGCAAACACCGTCTCAACGGTCGTGGCCGCAGTGCTAGCACTGGCGACGGCGCGTCCGATGTAGTCATTGCCGGTCGGTGCGGCGGTGGCCATGCCTGTGGATGCGTCTTTGTAGACGACCGCCCCCACGGCGAACGATTCGCCCGTGCCGGTGTTCTTGGGGATGGTGACCTGATGGCCCACTTCGACAGCGCCGGTCGCACCGACCGCGACATCGGTAACGGCCTCGCCCACCCAGCCGGAGTTACCCGCCAGAATGGTGATGAGGTCGCCAGACGACCACCCGCCAGTCGGGGCGGTCAGTGTGATTTTGCGCCCGGGAGCGCCCTTGCGTACGTTCGTGCTCATGTCGTTTCTCTCGTCGGGTCATGCCCGTGGTTTTGGTGTTGTTTCGATGCCCGTCAATTACGCGCCGCTGCCGCGAACCATGCCGCGATAGTCGATGGCCTTGGCACGGAACGTGTGCCGCACCTTCATGTGCAGGCTGTCGCTGTTGAAGTCGGTTTCCTCTTCGATGACAGGTGTCTGCTCGTTCTCAAGGAACGCCATCTCCACGGTGTCAACCTGCGAAGGGCTGGCGAGCAAGTACCACTGCGTGGCGGAGTCCGAGTTGAGTCGGGCCGACTGGATGACCTGCACGTTTTCGCCCGCGATGGGGTTGGGCGTGGCGTTCGCCAGCGACGGGTCGACGCCGGACGCAAACGCGACCTTTGCCTTCATATGCAGCGAGGTCGGGACCAGCGCGATGGCGGGCTGGAGGTCCAGCGGGTCGTCGCTGCCGAGTGCCGTCTGCGTCTGCATGGCGACAAACGCCTTGTCGATCGACGCGACCGCAGCGGCGGCAGTCAATGCACCGGTGGTCAGGTTGCCGTGTGCGGTGCTGAACAATGCCGAACTGTCGGCAAGCACGGCGTTGGCGGTCAGAATGCTGATGGCTTCCGACTCAACCGCACGCATGGCTGCGTTGCCAAGGCGACGCGCGACGCGATCGAACGCGTTGAGGTCGTCGTTGATAAGCATCTGGCGGGTGAATTTGAGTCCGCCGCCCTGCGTCCGCACAGCGTACGATTCTTGACCTTCGGTCAGTGCCGCGAAGCTGTACTCGTCGCCTGCGTCGATGACCGCAAGGTTGGCAGCTTCGGAGAGCTGGATGACCTTGATAGACTTGAAGTCAGGGGTCGTGCGGGTGTTGCACCACGCGTTCCATGTATGGGGCGCGAGGGCGTACTCGCTGCGAAGCACCTTGCCCATCGTGTCGGCAAGCAGAAACGGGAAGTCCCCGGTCGACTGCGCGAGGAACACGCCGGGCAGTGTGTCGCGGAGCTTCTGCCGATTCAGCAGGATCGACGCCAGCGCGTTGGGCGACATGCTGTCCGCCTTGTCGCAGCCAAGAGCGATCAGGTAGCGGCGTCCCATCTCGATCACACTGCGGCCGCGAAACTCTGCGGCGCGGTCGTGGTGCTTGTGGATTTCAGGCTGGCCGTTGGCCGACAGCATCACGCCGCCGTCCTCGTTGAGTCGCACGATGCGATGACCGCCCGCACGCAGCAGGACGGCATCCTGCACCGCCTGATTGAGCGTATCGCGGTTGCGGTCCGCGCCGACACTGACGCTGGTGGTAACCATGTCCTTTGGACTCCGGTTGAGGCTGTTGATTGCCGACAGGGCGATCTCGCCAATCGTGGCGTCGCTGTCGATCTGTTCGTTGATCCACTTTTCGCCGTGATTGGCTTTCAGCGCGATGCTGCGAATGGCCTTCTCTCGCTTACGCTGTTCGGCGCGGTCCGCCTTGATGGCTGCGGCGATGTCCGCCTGCGACAACGCGACGCCTTCGGCGGGCTTCGCCTTGGGCTTGGCCGACGCGGCGACGGGCTTGGGCTTTTCTTCGTCGGGCGCGGCCTCGGCGGCGACGGGTTCGACTTCGGTTTCCACGCCGACAGCGGCGAGCGCATCGACGGCCGCTTTCTGCGACTCGTCAAGCCCTTCGTAGAACGCGGCGATGGCTTCGGCGTTTGCCTCTGCGGGCAGGCCGATGCCGATCAGGTATTCGATCTGTTGGGGATTGAGCACTGTGTTTCCTCTCTCTTTCGAGTGTTGGCTTGCCGCCGACAACATGCCGGCCGGATTTGCGGCGGGTTCACCCACCCAATCAACCGCGTCAATCGACTCCACGCGGAGCACGATGCCGGTCGCTGAATTTCCTTGTTCGGTTCGCGCGTCAAAATCGACGATGGACAGGCCGCATGACGCGGGGTCTGCCTCCGCGATCGACATCAGCGTGATCGCTTCGTTCGATGCGGGGTTGTGGAAGTGCATGTCCGCGCGGACTGCATTGCCTTCGACGCGAGCGTTGCGGATGTAGCCAAGGCGGCACCCGATGTCGTCGCGCCCTTCGATTTCGGGATGCGTCATGCGAGACTTGATGCCGATGGCGTTCGCGTTGATCGACATTGCGACCTGCTGCAACGTCGTCGCGTCCACGTCAAACGGGGCAGAACCGCCGCCGCTTGGCTTGGTGGTCCCCGCCGTGATGATCGCGACGTTGCGAATGATGCCCGCCGCGCGGTCGACTTGGATCGCGCCGGCCAGCATGGTCCGCAGATTGATTCCTTTATGTCGCACTGGACACCTCCGTCGTTGTGGTCGTCGGCGTGTCGGACGTTGACGGCCCGTCAGGGGCGGGCATCACGCGAGCGTCGCCCGATGCGCGAGCCACAGCGTCAAGCGTGCCATCGCTGGCAATCTCTGCGTCGAGTTGCTCGACGGTTGTGCCAAGCAGGCTGGCTTCGCGCGTGCGGCTGGTCAGGCCAAGCCGCATCTTGCGTTCGATACCCTTGCCCTGTGCTTCGGGGTCGACCCATTCCCACCCTTGGCCCTGCCACACGACAGGCTTGTGGTCGGTCATGAAGTAAACGCCGCTGCGGCCGACGTTCTGCATGGACCACATGCCCACCCACTCGTCGATGATCGGGCCGCATAGCTGCGTGATGAGCAGCATCTGCAACGGCAGAAACTCGCGGCGGTCCTCGATGGATGCCTGCCGCTTGCTGCTGAACGATCCGCCCTCGAATGTCCGCAGCACTTGGTCGAGACTTGTTCCCGCGCCTGCCGCGATGTGCGACGCCTGCGCCTTAACGAACGGGTCGTATTGCCCGCCAGGCCGCGAAGGCGTGAAGGGCGTAATGTCTTCGTTCTCTTCGATGTACGCGACGTTGAGGCCGTCGAGTTCCAGCGGATCGACGCCATCGTCCCCGCCCTTAATGAGCAGTCCGATAGACGCCTCTGCGCGAGCAACGCGAAGCTGCGCCGCGTCATACTCCGACAGGTCTCGCAGTTTTCGCAGCACCGTTCGCAGGCGGCTCACGCCGTGGGTCTGCCGCACGCGTTCGGGGTCAAAGATGTGCGACAGAAACTGCGCCGGGATTCGCATTGAATCAAGCGTCATGGGCGCGGGACGCCGCAATCCGCTCACGTCGTTGGGGTGATGCTTCCAAAAGTGATACGCCACCGCAGCGCCGTACTGGTCGACTTCGATGCCGTGGCGGACCTCGTTACCGGTCTCGCGCTCAATAAGTTTGTAGCTGTCAAGCTGTTCAAACTCATAACACTGCAACCGCAGCCGCCCGCCTTCAATCCAGCGGACCACGAACGCCTCGCCGACCGCGACAAATTCGTCGATGCACCACTGCTGAATCATGAGCAGGGTGCGCTTCTTCTCCACGTCAACCGCTGCGGGATCATTCGCCCATCGATACCAGTCGTCGCGGTATGGCTCTTTGTCGATGATCGGCGTGATGCCGGTGCCCACCACGTTGCGGCGGAAGGCACGGACCACCGACTTCGCGATAGGGTCGTCACGCACCAACTGACGAGCGCGGGCAACGATGCGGGGCATGTCGCCAAGCATCTCTGAATCCGCCGATGTGGCGGGCGCGGTCCAGTCGTTGGTAAACCGATTCTGTTCTGCCGCGCGGTGAATGCTCAGCATCTGACGGCGCGATCGCGTCGCCTCGCGTTTGAGCTTGATGCGGTCCTGTTGCAGGCGCATGGACGCCAGTTCGGTCCGGGCCTTCTCCTTGCGGAGCTTGGCCTCGGCCACGTCGGCGAGTTGAGATTGTGTGCGCCGGGTACTCATGATGGGTTCTTGAATCCGACGCCGCCGAATCGCGTGCCGCGTTCAAGGCGGCGAAGTTCGTTAAGGATGGATTGCTCTTCGTCCCGCAAGTCCTTGAGTTTCATGGACGTGATGGACTGGATTTCAGTCGAGTAGCCAGCCACGCCGCGCGTAAGTGTCGCGCTGATCGCTGCTTGAACTTCAAGCAAACGGGCTTCGAGCGTGGCTTTGCGTGTAGAGACTGACGGCATACTTATAATGTATGCCGATAATTCAGTTATGGAATGATGCAGATACTATGCGATGGTAGGGAATTGATAAAAACTACCAACTGCCGGTCTTAACGCGCCCCCTTCGCACCTTTTCGCCGATCTCGGTGGTCTGGAAGTTGTGATGGCACTCGCGGCACTTGCGGTATTGCTGTGACGCTCGATGGTCTGCGCCGTTGTGCTGTAGCGTCACCTTCTGCGTCTTGTAGGACGGGCAGTCGGTCGACTCGCATTTAGGGCATCGCGGCTTGACGTTGATTTGTGGGGCGGCATCCATGCTCATCTTGCCCATGCTCCTGTAACCCGCCGTGAACGGGGCTTGGAATCGCGTTCTCGCGGCTGTGACTTCGTGGCCGCGACCGCCGTGAGTTTGCATCCAACGATTGACGCGGCGATTGACGCGCCGCACACGCAGTCGAGCAGGTCGTTATCCCGCTGGGGAATCGGCGACCACTCAACGACCGATCGCCCGTTGGCGCTAACGAGAATCGGCAACTCTGACGCCGCGATATGGTCGCCGAGCATCCGGTGCGTGTTCATCGACTTCGCGCCGTACAGCGTCATGTTGCCCGGCTCGCCGATGGGTTGCCGCAGCCGGTTCCACACCCACGACTTCCAATAGTTCGGGTCGTGCAGAATGTGGCGGATCGACCCGTTGCCCACCTTTTGACGCCGCCAGTTTTCGCCCAGCGTTGTGCCGGTGCGCTTTTCGTATTCTTGGAATGGCTTTTTCTTGGCGGTGATCGCGTCGCCCTTCGCCGGAATGATGCGGCTACCGTGGGGCGACCGCTTGCAAAACTCGAAGATCGTTTTCGTCTGAAAGCCTTCGTCGATCAGGCAAAGGTCAAGGTCCATCGACGCGCCATCCTCGCGCCTCCACGGATGATTCATCAGCGATCCGGTGAGCGAGTCGAGCGCCACGAAGATCTGCGCCTCAAGCCCGGCGTTAGGCATCGCGTCGGCAATCGTTTTCTTGATGTCGGACTTGGTGTAGTACGCCCGCCCCTGATCCGGGTACGCGCCATAATCCACGATGCACCCGGTGAAGTCGTCGGCCCACGCGCCGACCGCGTACCACAGCATTGACGGCTGCACGTCGATGAACGCGGTCAGCCTGGACGCCCACGCAGGCACGACACGACGGGCAGGCCCACGCGCCTTCGCGATTACGTCGTCGACTTCAAGGTGATCCGCGCCGATGGCTGTGCGGTCGGGCGGCTCGTTCTGGCATTCCGCAGCGAACACGTCAGGCCCGTCGTCAATCAGCATGTTGTAGGCGTGCTGAATCGCGGAGATTTCGTAGCCGTCCTCCCGTTGGATGTAGCAGTAATCCCACGACACAATGCATCCCGCGTCGGCAATCTCTCGATTCGATTCATACAGCAGCATTGCGTCTCGCTTGGCCCGTTTTTCGTCGTCCGGGTTGCTGCGGTCCCACCCGTTGCGCACGTCGGCGTAGTCGCCCATCCAGAACGTCTCGTGGGCGTCAGACCACGACTTCACCATCTTCACGACCTCGCCGTGCCATGAAGGTGAAAACTTTGGGTCGAGAAGCTGCGTCACCATGTCGCCAGATTCAATGATCGTTGCGGCCACATAGACCGAAATCGAACCTGTATGCCCCGCAGACTTAAGGATGGTCCGCATCAGCTTGCTCATTCGCTTGGCAATCTGACCGCGCGACGCAGCGCTTTCGTCGGTCTGCGGGTCGTCGATAAAAATAAACCCCGGACGTGCTTGCGTGCCGTTGGGCATTTTGTGCTTGGTGCCTCGGTTGTAGCTGAGCAGGGACATCGGGCGAATGCACACCCCTGACGATTCGGAATCCGCCACTGTTGGAAAGACGATCTCCGCCGCCGTCCACCCTAGCTGCGTCAATTCGCCGCCAAGCGTCTGCGACGCCGCACGCTGCGTCCGGCCTTCGAGCGCCCGCACAGCGTGGCAGACTTCGGGGAAGTCCTCATACAGCAGGTCATTGCCGCTTAGTTCCAGCTTGATTGATTCGAGATTTTCGCCAGCAGCATCAGCATCGCATCCAACAAGCGGAATGTATTGGTGGTGTCCATACAGCGCTGCCCATAGGCACGCATTTTCACCGATGGTCGTCTTCGCAAAGCCGCGATAAACCGCCTGCACCATCTTGCCGCCGAACAGGATGCACCGCTGTAGCCGCGCGATCATGCGAACGTGGTCATCGCTGAACGGATTTATGCCCGTGCTGTTGGGGAAGTATGTCGTCAGGAACTTGAGCAGGTCGGTACGGCACGCATCCTTGCGGGCGGGATCGGCCACGTCGGGTAGCGGCCCGATCTCCGCTTTTGCAGCAAACGACTCGCGAGACCTTTGCGCCTGGCGATCGCGCTTGCGGTCGGCATAGTCGCCATCGCCCGCCGCTATGTTCATGCTGGCTGCCCGCAGTTGGTGTCGCTGGCCGTGACGCTGATCTCGCCATTGTTGGTGAGCTGGATACACCCCTCGTCACTGGCCGCGACGTGGTAGCCGCTGGTGCCATCAGGCGTCGTGGACGGCCACGCAACTGTCGCGATCTTTGTCGTGCCGTCGTAGTCGGTGATGTCGCCTATTTCAGTGTCAGCCGTGCCGCTGGTGATGGTCACGGTCTGCCCGTTGTAGAAGTCGTCGATACTGGACGCATCTGCTGCCAGCGTGATCGACGACGCGCCGCCAGCCTGCGCGGTGCCCGTGTGCGAGTTGTTCACTGCGATCGACCATCGGTACGCATATCCGCTTGGCGTCGCAGTTTCAACGACGACCGAATTGTCGACCGCCCATGCCGCTGTCGATGTCTTGGGGATGCTGCCGGTGATCGCCTGATTAGCGCCGCCCGGATCGCTGATCGTGAAGTTGAATTGCTCGGCATTTGTGCCTGTCTGTTCCACCAGCTTTGTGACGCCAAACGTTGCGTTGTATCCCGACAGGTCGATGGTGCCGACAGGCACGTCGAGTTGAATGCTGTTGAGCGCTTTGCCCTTGAATGCGTACAGCACGTCGCCCTCGCTGATGATGCCTGCGGTCGGCGTGATGCCCGTGCTGGTAATTAACGACACCTTCCCACCAATCACTTGCAGGCTGTCCGTTGTGCGGTCGAAATTCGCCACCGCCGACGCGGCAAGAATCTGGCCGATGATGCTGTCGTCGTCCACGTCACTGGTGAGCGTCGACGATGCGAACGCCAGGTGGTCAAGGTTGATGTCGGCCAACGCCGTGTCCACCGTCGCGTTGATTTCGGCGATGAAGTCTGCGGATGTGGATGCGGCGTCAATCGCACCCGCTGCGAAGCTGGCCGCTGCGATACCGCCCGTCGCGATGGCGGTGACGCTGCTCGCTGTCCCCGTCGTCGTGACCGTACTGACCGCGCCCCCACTCGTCGTGATCGCCCCCGCACTCACGATGTTCGTCGCCGCGATGTCGTTGAGGTCGCCCGGCAGTTTGTCGACCACTGTGTCACGCCAAATGCTCGCGCTGCCCGCGATGCTATCGACCGTTGCTGACGCGACCACCTCGACATCATCGCCTTCGCTCGCGCCTGCGGGCATGGCCCACGCCGCTTTGTAGACGCCGGCCGACACGTTTGAAACCGTGACCGTGACCGCGCCGTCAAGCGTGCCGTTGCGATAGAACGCCGCCGATGGCGTGCTGTCCGCGTCCGTACCCGCGCCGGTGCTTGCTGTCTGTGTCGCGAAGAATGCGGTTTTCGATGCGCTTGCCTTAACCGGCATGGTGGTCACTCCTGATGATCTTCGATCCGATGACGCCGTAGCCGCTTCGCGCGAAGATGCTGCCGATTGCGGCGGGGGTTGCGGTCGCGCCGTCCGTCCACATCAGCAACAGCGCGGGCACGCCCGTGATTCGCGTGAGGATTGGTAGCAGCATGGCCTACTCGTAAAACAGGTTGACGATAGCTTCGTTCGCGCCCGGCGCGCCTGTGTCGTTGTCGGCAACGCCAGTCGTTACCGCGACCGTCAGGCCCGTATCGAATTGCACGCCACACGCGGGGACAGGAAGCACGAAGCCCGCGCCGTTGGTATCGCCCTGCGTGGGAATCGGGATCGTCATGACCGGCGTGGTGGTGCCGACCGTGACCGACGCCGCCGCAGCGTTGTAAAACTTGAGGAACAGCACAGCCGCAGACAGGTTCATGACGATGCCGCCGTAGAACGTCGCGGCGGCCGCCTTGACTTCTTCCTCGCTCTCGTCGAGGTCGATGCTGCGGAAGATGCTCGCGCCGCCAGTCGCAATAGCGATCGGCTGCACAGGCATGGGCGATGCGGCGCTCACGTCTGTCGCGCTGCCGTCCGCGCCGTGCTGCACTTTAACGCGCTGGTGAAGGACGCTCGAGATGTCGTCCGCCGCGAATGTCGCTGCGCCGATTGCGTAGTCGTCTGCCATTTATCCAACTCCGGTAAGTGTTCGGTTGCGGTTGAGTTTTCCAGACGATCCGCCGCCAATCGTCGGCCCGTCCGTAAACGTCGGCGAGCCGTAAGCCGTCAGGTCGTGGCTGTTCTCGTCGTCGTCGTCGTCGTCAATCAGCGGCCAGTACGCTTGCAGGTTCGCGCCCTGTACGGCTGTCGGAAGTACGCCGTTGCCGCTGTTCCAAAGGCTGGTGACATTGGCGTCACTGAACGCCACGTCCCACATCGCGGCGTATGCGACAGCGCCGGATAGAAACTGATCGTCTGATCCATAGGCACGTACGCCGATGGTCGTTTCGTCAACGGTTGCGAATGCGTCGGCATCCGTCAGCGTGGCTTTGCTGCCGCCATCCAGATAGACGGTCGACGTGATCTCGCCGCCGCCATACTCAAAGACCGCAACGCCAAGGTGCCACGTTCCGGTCGAAAGGGTGGATGTCGAGATCGCGGTATTGCTCGCCGATCCTTGGCGATGCTGTGCATACAGATTGCCGCTGTCGCTAATCACCATGCGTATCCAATGCCCCGACGCATCCGATGCCCCAAATCCCATAACGTGCTGAGTCATCGCCGTCGTGTCGACTTTAAACCAGCACGCCATCGTGATAGGCGCGTCCGTCAGTACGGTGCTCGCGCGGCGTAGGTATTGGCTTGAAGCATCGTCGAACAGTCTTGCCATTGTTATTTCTCGCGCGACTCGTAAGCGTCAACGTATTCGGCTGCAAAATCCGCGCCGGCGGTCCCGTTAGCGATCATGCCGCACACCACGTCGAACAGGTCGCCGCCGGTCACGCAGACAATCACCGCGTCAGCATTGGCCGCATGACCTCGCTCACGAAAGTAGGCAAGTTGGTCATGAATGCCCCATCCGCCGACCGCCGCGTTCATCGCGTCGACATCAGCGAGCCGCGAAAGCTGCGCGGTCATGGTTTCGTGATTTTCGATGTACGGACCCATCAGCACGGAGTCGCCAACAAAGAGCAGCCGCAACCCGTCGCCGTTCGCGCCGCCACCTTCGCGGAATCCGTTCGCGTCGGTTGTGAACCGCCATGCGTGATCCATGCCCAGCCCGATGTATCGGTCCTGATTCGGTGCAGCAGGCCCGCACACCCGCGACGCCTTTGCGTTGCGTCGCGGAATGTCGCCGATTCGGCCCTGCACGTTCGACGCGAGCAACGCCATCGCTGCGGGGTTCAGGTGCGAGTCGCCTTCGATCAGCATGTCATCGGATCGCACGCCGTCGAACGCACCCGCAAGCCGCCAGAACTGGACGCCCATCGCCGACGCCTTGCCAGACACACGCGCCGCGAACGCCTCGCGGGGGTATCGTGGGCGGTCCCATTCGCCGTTGGGAATGTACGCAACGATTGGCACCGCTCCGGACGCGCGAATCTCGCCAATCAATTCGGCCAGTTGGTTTTCGTACTCGACGATTGAAGCCTCGACCATTGCGGCCCCGCGATCAGAACGCAGAACGCGAATCGCAATCTCGCGGCCCTCACCAGTTTTCAATGCTTTGATTGGGTCGCTTGCTTCGCCCATCGCCATCACTTGATTCGCCAAGTCGTTAATGCCCGCCCTTGTGTAGCTCGCCGCGACGAATCCGTGCGCAGCCTGTTGCGACAGTTCATAGACAGCGACAGGCACGAACAGCGTCAGCAAAACCGCCCACGTCCAGACGCGCGAACGTCGTGCATCAGCACTCGAAACCGTGGGGACTTTTAGCTCCATACCTTCGTTCATCAGGCACCCTTTCATTGAGTGCCTATATTGTCCGTTAATTCCGTCGCGCGGTGGTGGAAATTATCGAATCCTTTTCGCGTTTCTGCTATTCCTCGCACAGCACCACCGCCAGCCCCGCACACGCGACCAACGCCGCGCCCTCGCGTACCATCCCGGCTGCGATCAGCAACGCGATGCCCGCGAGAAACGTCAACGCGGCGAGTAGGCGGATGGCGGTCATTCATTGTCGCACCGTGTCGCGTTCCACTTTGTCCCGCAGCCACGTCACATCCTGCATGGTCCGCGACGACATGGACTGAATGACGCGAATCTCAGTCAACAATTCGGCGATGCGTTGGTTCGCCCTCGCGATCTGTTCGTTTGCGGCCATGATTTCCAGCCGCAACCCGGATTCTTTCGCTTCGATAACCCTGTCCTGTACCGCGTTATTCGCGGCATTGACTGCGATTTGCTTCCACTGGACCGCCGCGTTGCTCGCGCCTGTAACGACCGCGATAAGAATGACGATCATCGCGCCGTAGTTTTTGAACGTCTCGATGCTCACCATGCCTCCCACCTGCAAAACGCGACGCCCAGCACCATGCCGATGCCAACGCACACCGCACACGCGAGGATGATTCGCGGGTCGATGCGTGGTGGGCGGGTTGCGATGATGCGCGGGGTCACTTCAGCGCCTCCCGCATCATGGCGTTGGTCGCCTCGAGCGCGTCGATACGGTCGCGCAGTTCGTTGATGTGCGTTTCGTTTTCGCGGGCGCGTGCGTTCGCTGTCGCGGAACCCTTGAGCGCGTCGGCTGCGGCGGCCTGCGATTCGATCGCATCGTCACCCACTGCCGCGACAAGCTCCATCAGTGCTGCGATAGATTCCTCAAGGTCGGTCATGCGTGCTGTCAACGCCGCGAGATCGTCGGCGGGCGGGTCGTCGACGGGATCGGTGGGCGGGTCGACAGGCACCAGCCTGATAGCGTCGGCGACGACGTAGCCATCCGTGCCGTCATTGCGGATGGTCACGCTGGCGTTGTCGTCGAAGTTGAACGTGCCCAGGTTGACCCACACGCCGTCGTTCTCGCGTTGGTCGACGCGTGTGCTGAACGTGCCTTCGCTGTGGTTCACTTCAAACAGCGTGTTGCTCGCGCGGTTGCTGCCAGCGGTCCACCATGCGTACACCGCATGACTACCCGACAGCCCGCTGGCGCTGTATGTCACCGACTTGCTGCCCTTGCCTGTGTTCCCGTCGTGCAGGTAGTCAGGCCCGATGTGGCCAGGGTCAAACGTGCTGTGCGTCCAGTCGCCTTTAATCACCGCGCTATTCGTGTCGATGATGATCGAGCCGTCAATCTGCGGTCCGGGGATCGGGTCGGGCATGGTCGGTGTTTCCGGTTCGGGCTGCGGCGTCGTGCCGTCGCCCACAATGTCCGGCGTAGGCACCGGGTCGGGGCTGCTTGCGTACCACGTATCGGACAGCGTGCCGGAGATCGGCTTCGCAACCTTCGCGGGGTCGTCAACAATCGTAAAAACGTAGATCATCAAAGCCGACTGCGGGGTCGTGTAATCGCGCGTCGCCATGTATACGGTTCGCGTCGGCTGGTGGATGTCGAGGCCCACAACGCCGTGCGAGCATGGCGCGTGATCGCCGAGATAATCCGACAGCGAGAATGCGTCGGTGACGGGCACATCGGGCGGCGCAATCTCGCCACGGTACACGCGAGCCACGTCGGCGGGATCAACCATCGTGATGAACGATTCCCAGCCGTTCTGCGATTGCCATCCGCCTTGCGTCGATTGGTCGCCCTTGCAAGCCACCAGCCAGTTGTCGCCGTTGGTCGTGACGCGGCGGCTGTCCTCCACGCCGTTGATGTACCACGTCGCGCCGGGGCGAGCGCGTCGGCCAGCGTAGATGATGGTGCGCTCGTCGCACGCAAGGTCGGCAATCTCGCCGCCTGCGCTGCGAACGTCGTGCTGCCCGTTTTCGTAGAGCAGCCACGCCGCCCAGTACCGCGACGCGTGCCATTTGCCGCCCAGCGTCAGGGGGTGATGCAGTAATCGCATCGCCTGCATCTGGCGTTCGCCCCCCGCGATCTGTTCATCGGTCGGCAGAAAGTAGCCGTCGAAATACTCGCCGTGACTGTTGCGTTGGTGGATGGTGTATCCGAATCTGCCGCCGACCAAATCGGGATCGCCCACGTCGGCCGACCATGCGGGGTGCGGGGTAGCCAATCCGCCCGATTGCCCCTGCGAACGCATGTCGCGCATGTAGGGCATCGCGTACGTTGCGTCGGTCATGCCTGGCGGGCGCAGCGAAATCGTACTCGCGCCCGTGTCGTTGCTGCCGGTCGCAGGCGTGCCGATGTAAAAACCGCCCTGCCCCAGCGTGTTGAGGAACGGCAGGTTGCGGTGATTGGCGTTGTAGCTGTGATTTAAGGTGCTGCACCACCCGCCGCGATACCATTGCAGGCCATGCAGGTTGGGGTTGCCGTCGTACGCCGCGCGAGCGCCGTAGGTCGGGTCAAACCAGTCGCCAACCCACGCGGTCGGCACGTCGCCGATTGCATGGTTGGGGTCGGTCGCCGACAACGCGGGAATCTCGCAAGTTCCGGCGCGGTCCCGGTGTTCGTGGCCTGCGACGCACATGATTTTGCCGTCGCCGTCAACAGCCACCGCACCGCTGCCGAAGCTGATCGTGTTGAAAGCGTCAGCGTCGCTTGATCGCAGGCGGAACCGGCCACGGTATTGCAGGTTTTTGCGGGTCAGCGATTCGCTCATCGTCCATTCTCCAGTCGCGTACCGGCAGGTAGGACTATCCGGCCAGGCTCTAGCGTCAGGTTGGTTTCGACATCGCGCACCACGCCGTCTGCGCCTTCGATGGGGACGCGGACGCGAACGGCCACAGGACGCACGACGATTGCGTACGGGGCGTCATTGCCGCCAGCCGCCACAGCATTGAGGGTCGGCGAGTCGGCGACCGTATCGAGTACGCGGCCGTCGACGATGCGGATTGTGAACGTCTCCGGCGTAAGGTCCGAAACGGTCACGTCTCGCGTCTCGGCGCTGCACCCGGCCGCGAGCATGACGAACATGGCGGTGGCGTATTTCACTTGACGACTCCCGCCTTATCAGCGTGCGTCGTCATTTTCACGGCCTGAACCAGCTTCGCGGCGTTGGTTGCGTCAGCCTTGGCGAGTCCCGGCGCGCGTGCGGCGATGTGCGCAACAGCGCCAGCCGCGCGCATGTCGTCATCATCACGCAGCAGGCGGTTCATAACCTGATCGCTTGTTTCGCGGTCAAACCAGTTAGATTTGTAGGCGTACCATCCGAAGCCCACGACTAAGGCGACGACAACCAGAACAAGAATCAGCGTCACCGCCTGCGGAATCCAGAACGCGCCCGCCATCATGGCGATGCCGATGCCGACAAGGATCGCGCCCGCCTTGCCGCTGATGAGGGGTGTTTGTGCCGCCGCGAGTCCGCCAAGAATCAGAATGCCGCCGACGACGATCATGCCCCATGTGCTGATCTCTCGCGTTTTGTCTTCAACACGCACGCCGCCGTCAGTCTCGCCGAACATATCCGCCATCGCTGCGCGGATGCCCGCCTCGGCGTCCTCAGCGTTGGTCGCGGTGATCGTGCGGGTACGGCTCTCTTTGGTGACGCGGGCGTCTCGCCCGACCTGATCGCCCGTCGCATCTGCCGCCATTGCGAGCATGGGAAACAGCAGGGCAAACGCCGCGATGAATGGTGCTACGCGCCTCATGGCTGCGTCCTCTCGATGATGATGGTGAAGGTCGGCGCGGGTGCCGCTTCCGCTGTCGCGGGTTGCGTTGCGGGCGGCGCGTACTCAACGACGTGCTCGTCTCGCATCTCGATTGATCCGCCAAAGCGAGCGGCGGCGCACCCCGCCGGCGTCACGAACGCGAGAATCAGGACGCAATAAGAAAACGCCGCGCCCACGGTTAAATGGGCGCGGCGACAGCCAGTCGGGTGCGCGACGTGCTTTGTTGTGATTTTGGGCATGGGGCACCGTCCACGCAGGACGCGCGTCGGGCACCCACCCACATCATACGGTGGAATCGTTGACGCGTCAAACTAAATCGTGCGGGTCGCGCGGTTGGGTAGTGGGTCAGTCTGAAATCTGACTCTTGCTGTATGGGCCTCGCTTGTTTTCTGCGGTGCCGATGGCCGCACGCTCTTTCGCTTCCAGCAGACCGACCAGTTCGTCGATCTTCCAGACGTGATCCGTGATGCCCGCTTCCATCGCGGGCGTGACGCGAAGCGTCTGGTGGACGCGGCACAGGTTGTAGTTGGCGAAGTGCAGATTGACCATCGCTTCGTGATTCTCGACCTTCTTGCTAAACGCGTTTGTCAGCCGGGTGAACCGCCGCATCGTCATCCGCATCGTGAGATTCTGCCGTTCGACAAACGATGTGCTGATGTGCTTCTGGTCGGGCATACCCGCACGCACATAAGGCTTCGCGCCACGGCAATCGCCGGGCGAGTAGCGACGGGTGTTTTCATGGGCGGGTCTCCGTTCGCTGATCTGCGGTTCTGATCAGTGCGCCGGTGACGGTGTCCCAGGTCAGGCCGTGGCCCGGGCAGGTCACGCGTCCGTCCACGGCGGGCTGGCTCGTAAGTAGGATGCCGCGATGCGGACACGTTTTACAGGTCGGCAGCGTGCGGTCGGCGAAGGCGTCCTCCAAGTGGCCCAGCCAAGGATGCTGTCGCAGTGCCGGGCCGCTGCCGTACTGCACGGGATATGGCGGCTGCTCGCGCCGACACTTGCGGCGACGCCAGATGGGGCCTTCCAGCCGCGTGCACGTCGGCTTTGCGAACGCCACAGCGCCATAAGCGCCTTGAGGCGATTTACCACCCCACGTCAAATGATTAAAGAGACGCAAGGGCAAGAAGCGCAGGTCGTAGTGGTAGTGCTCGAATGAGAATCCGATGATCTCTCGGTCGGTGTGCCTGGGGCCGATGACCGGCGTCCATGCGCCACAGGCGTGGTCGAACGTCCCCGGTACGCCGTCGGTCAACTGGACCGTCCGGGCGCACGGCACCATGTAGTGCTGTCCGACGACGGGCGGGCCGTCGATCTCCGTGATGCGTGGTGTTTTCATGGGCGGGCGTCCGCGTCGTCGGCACGGTTGCCGCCGTCATTCGTGAGGCAGTCCAGTTCGTGATCCCAATGGATGGTGTCGCCCATCCCGCCAAAGTTCTTAGTGCAATCTGCGACGGTCCGCATCCTGTACATGGCGCGCTTCAACGCATCATCCATTTCGTCGCGTGTGTATTCGCGGTCAGTCATTGGTTCACCTATAGCCTTCGTATAGAGTTCTGTTGGTTTTATAGTTGGTCGTGAAGTTGACGAAGTTTCGCGTTCTCGGCTTCCAACTCCGCGATGCGAGCCACATGTGCGGGGTAGGCGTTGTATCTTTTTGCAATCTCGGCGATCACGTCAACGTCCATGCTGCTGACCGGCTTTTGCGCCTCGGCGAGGTACAGCCGCCGAATACCCTCGCCGTCGTCGACCGCGCGCATCATCTGCTCATTCATCGTTGCCTCCATGCCCGCATGGGGCGAACGCAATCGTTTCAAATCCAAGCTGCGCCATTCGTGCGACAACTTCGCCGATCGGGTCGTCTGGGCCGCCCATGTCCTGAATAGCCAGCCAGACGGCCAACCTGTTCCTGTTGCTTGAGTCTCGCCACCATTCGGCGGCGTGCGCCAAGTCCTGTTCATGTGTCGCCTGCACTCGCGACCATGGTGAATGTTCTGCCATTTACTTTGCCTCTCCTTTCGTTCCCGCGTCGGCGGGGGGGTCCGAGACGGTGGCGGTCGGTGACTGACGTTCTCCGGCGAGCGCCGTCCGGCACGCCGCGCAGTTGTCGGGGCTGTCGTCGTTCCCTTGCTCCATGGCAGTGCCCAAATAGGCCCATTTGCCGCAGAGTGATCGCGCGCCGCGGAAGTAATGCCACTTCCGTGCGTTGACGAGTCCAGCCCATCCTTCGGTCGCAGGGGATATGTCGTTCATGGCTTGCTCCGCGCATGCCCCAGCCGCGCGGAGGCAGCCAGCCAGATCGCGACGGCGGGGGCGTTTTCGGTTGTGGTAACGTGGAATTGCTGGCTGCCTGCGCTATCATACCAACTACCCGCGCCAATAGTGGGTAGTTGGTATGAAATACATCGAAAATAATAGATTCAACCAATCACCTGCGACCATTTTGTTGGCGTCAACAAAATGGTCGGACAAGATTGACGGCGGCGACGCCCGCTGATGCTGAATTGCTGCTCGGTCGCGTCAAAGGGCGTCACGCCGCTTCTGCGCCGCTTCGATCGCAAACCAGTCCTGCAACAGCCCGATGGCGTCGCTCGCGTCCCCGCCCTTGTCTTTCGCGGGGTCATAGCTCGGCACGCACTGCGCGACCCACGCCTGCCGCGATTGCTTCCTCACGCCGCGCGTCCACACGTTCTCCGCGACCGTTTCAACTGCATCTCGCCCCAGCCCGCGCGACTCCATGTGCGCCCATGCCTCGCACAGCACCATGCCCACGGCGACTCCGTACAGCGACAGGCCCGCCATGTTGACGCCCTGCTTGCGTCCGTGGACCTTGCCGCTCGGCACCTCGATGCGGATGCGGCCGGGCAGATGGTCGGCGAGCCACGTTCGCAGGTCGCGACGCATCGCCTCGATTCGCGTGATGGCGGGATCGCGGCTGCGGTCGGGCGTGATGCGCCCAAACTCGATGGGGTCGCGGCTGCTGCCCAGCGCGTAGCCGATGCAGGTCGACGACGGGTCGAATGTGGCGAGCGTTTCGGTCTGTTCACTCATCCTCATCGCCCTCCAGAATCGCGGCAATCTCCGCGTCCCTCGCATCGACCGCGAGTTGCAGGCGTTGCATGTTCGCCGCGGTTGGGCTGCGCGTGTACTCGGTCGCGGCGTCCACGATGGCGTCGCGCGTGTCGGGGTTACTTGGCATGGGCGGATTCCTTTCCTGTATCCATCGTGTGGCTAAGCACCACTCCCGCAAACAGGAACCACCCCCAGCCGCTGGTATTGTGTGAGGCCAGCCACCCGGCGATGGCAACGCAGGCGATCGTACAAGTATTGGCGGCGATGAACATGAGCATGAATTTCATTGCGTTTCCTCGTTGGTTGTTTCGTTCGGCCATCAAAATAGACCGCGTGCCCCCGTAGGCAACTAATCATCATTCCGCTCGCTTTCGTTGGTGTTCGTGGCATCAATCCGCGTCCGAATCATCCCCTTCGCACGCATCCGCGCGTGCCACTCGGCGGAATCGCGGCAGCATCGTTTTGCGCTCGCGG